GCCTTGGCCTTGCTGAACTCCTCAGGCGTCAGCATGTAGGTATAGCTGAATGCCTGACGAGCCTCAGACCTGAGTGCCAGTCGCTGCTCTGTACTAAAGCTTTTGATAACGTCTGTCTTCCACTCCAGAGACTCTCTGTGGGTGGTTTGAGGTATGAACGGCCACACGAGAACGCGCCGGCCTATAACGCTGAGCCGCGCTTGCTCATCCGGGAAGGCAAACACGTATGCTGCGTCGATTACCGGAGAGCCTGAGGTGCCGACCTGGAGGGTGTACGTACGGGACTCGAAGACCCCAAACGTTGTGGGGGCGGCATAAGGCTCAATCAGGGTCATCCCGTCCGTGCCTGACTGGGAGATACCCGACAGCAGCTTTGTACTCCTGTGCGCGTTCCACACCTCGACAGGCCTGGTCTGGGTAGAGAGCAGGTTACCTACGTTGAGACTGTCGGGGACGATGTGAACCCTGTTGTAGTAATCCGCACCAAAGCCAGGCTCAATAGCCCCGTACACGGGAAGCTCTCTTCCAGGGTACGGGGCACTGCTGGACAATGCCCCGCCTATATCGGACTTCGCAAGTGCCTCGCCGGATGCCTGAGGTGCGGTGTTGTCCCCAAGCTGGGTGGACATGTCTGCCAGCGGCCCTGTGGGGGTAGGGCCCACAGGGATTTCGAAGACCCCGACTAATTCAGCCACTATGCCACCTTCTTGTATGCGATTCCGCGCTCGAGCGTGAGCCCGCCCTTCTGGTACCACGGGAACACTTTCCACGTGTCACCACCGAAATTGAACTCATCCCCTGGCAAATAGTTGGTCATGTCCATGTGTCTCATACCGGGTATAGTCCCTACGGGGTAGTTGTATGCCCCTGAGTAAACACCGACAACATTGGGGCAAAGTATGGCTACTCCGTTTAGAGGGTTCGGGGAGAGGTTTGACAACTGCTTGTTGTACGAGTCACCCCCCGAGCAAGCAAGTCTTAGCCCCGCAGCGTCGGTAAGGTACCCCCCAGACCCAGCCCAGTTATTGATGGAGTTGATGTTAACTCTCACCATCGAGCCAAACCCTCTGCCACTGGCAGCAGAGGACCCGTTGCCCCTGAAGGGGTAAAACTCCAGCTGGTCCCAGCTATCTACGCTAAGCGATGGCCAGTTGTTGTTGTTGGTTGCCGCAATGATATGGTCACCGCATGTCGCATAACAGAACCTACCCCCGCCCTCTGCAGCTGGGTTGAAGAGGTCCAGTGACCCACACCCAAATCGCAGGAAAGAACCTGTTGCTATTTCCACCTCAGCGTAGACAACCTTCGGATCTACAGAGAAGAAATGGTAGGCTGGGAACGGGCCTACTGTGGTCACAAGAGGGAAATGGACTACGGCCTGGTCGGTTGCTCCCGGGGTAAATCGTTGCGGGTACCCTGGCTGCCTGTCCCAGGCCAGGCCAGCATCGTAGCCGTCTGAGCCGTTGAGGCTTAGCCCAGTCTTGACGTCCGCGCTCCCGTTGATTAGGGCGGACTCATTCGCATAGCTTCTGAAGTTGAAAAACGCGCCCGACCTCGAAATACACAGCTCACGGCCACTGCCAGCCGTTCCCCACCTGTTGACGCTCCAGCCCAGCGAAGAGGCAAACAATCGGAATTTGTCCAACAGGTCATTAATGTCGCTCGATGTTCCAGTTTGGTAGGCCATGCCATCACTCCAGGGCCAGTGCCCAATAGTTGTTCAGCGTTGTTCTGTATGTGTTCTGGAATATCACGTGCACCTTTCCGCCAATCGTAGAGGTATCCTCGGACGTGACGTTAAACCCAGAAACGAAGTAAGTACCCTCTAGCTCACCTAACACGGCTCGAGTGGGCCCCCACTGGATGGGTATGCAGGGCTGGAACATGTATCCTCCACCGTAGCAGTCCCTGTAAGGCCTTACTTTACCAGTGGGGGATGAGTAAATACTGTGTGGCCACACACAGCGCTGCATACCTGCAATCGAAGAGTCTGCGACTGTAATCCCCGCAACGTCCTCCTGACTGGTGACGTTATTGTCAGCGTCTGTATACTGAAGCCAGTCACCAGCACTAGATCTTATATTCAGGGTGCCGCTACCATACGAGGACGCACTACCTGTATTGGACCCTGGGCAGCAATACACACCTCGCACCTTATGGGCGTAGGAGTACAGAAAATCAGAAGAGTTGGACAGGTGCGACCCACCAACTACCAGGGGGTACGGGTACTGCCCAGGAGTGGCGTAGGGCAGGAGGAACCCAAGGTACCCGGACTCGTAGGTGTTGGACACCTTGAGGGCTAGCCGAAAAGAGTTACCCGACGCCACGAACCAATACTTCATGGCTCCTGGCCACCCAGGGACCATTGGGCATGCCCTTGGCTCTGGTATGCCGTACCCCACCATGGCCCCCGGCTGGTTGTACCACGACTCTACAGAGGGGTCATACCCCGTGAACCCATTCAGGATCAGGTTTTCCCAGCCTCCCGTGCTTCCTCGCACAGACTTAATTCCTGTGAATATCTCCTGATTGGCTGCGAAGCCTCGTGACTTAAATATGACATTACTGCCATAACTGTTGACAATATTGTCGCTAACATCGTACATGAGGAAAGAATACCACCCTAGTTGTGTGCCGTTATACCCGCCTCCTGTTATTGTTACTCGCCAATACTCGTAGTTAGTAGAAGCAGGGACAGAGATAATAACTTTGTTGCCGGCCCCCGGCTTTGTAAATGAGGGTGAGTGAACCAGCGTCCAGCTGCTGCCGTCGTTAGACCCGTGGAGGTTAAACGACGTGGGCATATAATCGGCGTAACCACCGTGATTAGAAGTGATGGCTATCTTCCTAACCTGCTTAGCCTGACGCAGCCTGAGCGTAAAGTAGCTCAGGTTAACGGAGTAGTTGCTAGCGTGGAACACGTTAGCCGGTGAGGTCGGGTCACTCACGTTACTGAGCATAGGGTCAGCGTTGAACGTGTGGGCTATGTTTAGATTATTCGAGTTGAGGTTTGTATCGATAGAAGCCACGTTGTCTACGGAGCTCCTCACAACCTGCCACTCCTGGTTGAGCCCGACCAGGGTTGCGTTGGTGGTCAGAAAAGTTGTGATCTTCGCCAGCAGGTCCTCTACACCAGTGGCCGTACCAATCTCGTATGCCATACTTACCTCAAGTGCTAAGCGCAGTTCTGTTGCGCTGGATGACGTTCATGATGAGCTTCTCACCGTCGTCCGTACCCAGGAAATCCCCGACCAGCTTCGGATCTAGGACGTTGACGATGCGGGCGTTCAGTGTCGGCGGCGCAGCTGGCGCCGCGGCTTCTGTGCGGCCCGAACCGCGGAGCAACTCTGCGGTCTTTTCGCGGCTGGTGACATTGGCGGGGCCCTGGACAATCTCCGGGCCATACTCGCCGACGATACCCCACTTTCCGCTGGGGATTATACCGCCCTTGTCATAAGCGCCGGAATAATTGATGCTCGAGATCTGGCCGATAAGGGACGACATTGAGGCCATGATCGGGCCAATCTGCGCCCATCCCAGCGGACCCTGGACCGCCATCGCCGCAGATATTGCAGTGTACATGTCCATCGTGGACTTGGCGATAGCGAAGGCCTTGCTCGCAGCGAACATCACGCGGTAGGCCTCAGATTGCTCGCCGGCAATGGAGCCGACTAGCCCAGCCACGGCGCTCGTCATCTGCTCCCCCGCCGACATGAAGTTCTGAACCCCCTGCAGTCGCAGCTGCGACAGTTCCATCTGATACCTGGAGGTCAGGTCCATCTCGAGCTGGTGCTGGAGCTCCAGGTTCTCCTTGGTCAGCGCCAGCATGCGCTCACGCTCGGTCAGGTATCGCGCCTCCAGGTCAGCCATCTGGGCTTCGACGTTGTCCGGGAACATGCCCGCCAATTCAGCAGCGTCCGACCTTCTGGCACCTTCCTTACCCGTCGCCTCGGCATCCTTAAGCCTGATGAACGAGTCCATGTCCCCATCGACCAGGGCGCGTTGGAGCAGCTCGCCGTTCTTGGCGTTCCACTCCTTGACGAACTGCTCTTGGGCGGTCAGGCGGTTATCGAACGACTCAGCCTCCACACGCTCTATCTCACGCAGGAACTCCTCCTGGCTGATCTGGGCCTTGAGTTGGGCAAGTGCCTTGTCCGTGTACGCCTTGGTGATCAGCTCCTGCTCTTTCTGCAGGGACTCAGCCATGCGGCCCACCAGGTCCTCGCGCATCGCGGGGTCCTTGACTTTGCCCAGTGAGGCACTGATAGCCTCCTGGATCGCGTCCTCTCTGGCGATACCCTTCTGAATCTCGAGCTCAGCCAAGGCGTCCAGTGTGTCCTGGTACTCCTTCTCCCCGACCATCCGAGCGTTCTTGCGGAGATCCAGGCCTTTCTTGTAGAACTCGATGGAGGCAAGGGCTTGCTCGTACTCAGCGTTAGCGAGCTTGGAAGCACTGTCGACTTCCTTCATAGGTGTACGGTCGACTCGGCCTCTGCCCCCGTTCCCGCCACCCAGGGGGAAGGGGGTACCAATATCGATGGGCTCTGTCTTGTCGATTACCTTCGGGCCATCAACCTTAGCCTGCGCCGCGGCCACCTCATCGAGCGCCTTAGCCCTAGCCCTGAGGGCCTTGTTATCTTCCTCTATGTACTTAAATGTTGGTATGTGCTCCCGCTGCCAGGCAGCAGTACCCATAACGTCCTTGTATCGCTTATTGCTTGCCTCGAGGGCCTTAGCTGTCTCGTCCTTACCAAGGGTGGAAATATCCGTGTCACCTGACAGGCCAATGTCCTTTCTGGCGTCCGACTTGTACTGGTCGTAGGTCGGCCCCTTTATCAGCATGCCCTCATTGCTCTTGACAGGAGTCCCGATGTCCTTGTAAGCGATGTAAGCTGCGCTCGCAGCAGCCATCCCCCCGGCCGCAACAAGTGGGTTCATCGCCAAGAACCTGATGAAGGTCAGGACTGCAGAGTTAGCGGCTAGCTTGGCCCCCAGCTCCCCGATACCACGACCGAGTGTGCCGAGTACACCTGCTGTAGTGCTTGCTGCAGACCCCATCCCTGACACGGCCTTGCCCATCGTGAAGATGTCGTTGGCCACATTGACGACCATGCCCCCGGCCTTTAGCGCCAAGTAGGCAGCAGCCATCTTCTTGAGCCCGTCCTCATTCTCAATCAGCCACTTAGCGAGGTCGGCCAGGCCATTGACCATGGACTTAACCCCGTCCCTGAAGCCGTCACTCCTGAAGACGTCCTCCATGGTCTTAGCGAGGCTGAGGAGGGATTGCTCGCTACCCGAGAACGCCTCCATGAAGGCGTTCTCAAGCGCAGACCCTGCGGTCTGGAATGCAGTCTTAACGTCACCATCCAACCCAGAGACCAGCCGGTCAAGGAGCCCAGCAGCCTTAGCATTAGTCTTGTCCAGCCCTTCCTGAAGGGAGGTGAGGTCCTCTATCAGCACACTAAACGGTCTGCGCCCACGCTCATTTAGCATGTTGGCGTCGAACTGCTGCTTCTGGGCAGCGCCAAGTTCGCGGTACTTCTCGATCACCTGTTGGAGATATTGCAGCGGGTTGTCGCGGCCCTTAACGAACATGTCCATGCCAAGGAGCTCTCTGATCTTGGCAGCAGCCCGGTTATTGGGGGCGCCAAGCAGATCCTCAAACATGTTGCGGACGAGGGTGCCAGCGTTG